GAACTGGTCAAGACCCAATCGTCCAACGCTGGCAAGTCGATTGGCACAGACGGCAACGCCTTGCAGTGGATCGGCGCGGACCAGACAACCGTCACTACGGTTTCAACGTCATCGGCGATTCCCAACACTGCCCAGACGGTGCTGATCAACCCGTCTACTGACATCATGCTGACTTTGCCGTCACCAGCAACCAACAACGGCAAGATGATTTCTTTTAAGAACTTGCAGAACTTCAATGTCACGTTTACGACCCCATCTGGGTTGATCGATGGTGACACGACATTCATCACGCAGTTTAGGAACTCGTCTTTCCGACTGGTGGCAGACGGCGCCAATTGGTACATTTTATGAGGAGATTCAATGGCCTACTTTGAACGGATCAAGCTGCTCTGGGGAAGCGGTGACGTCAAAAACGACGTGGCCGAAAACACTCCGCTGCCAGTTCGTGATGATGAAGCGCGCAATGGAATGCTTCGTGTTTTGCAGATGCTCATGGCTCCGCTTGGCTATGACAAGTCGTTGCAGCGCCACCGGCAGACGGCGGTGATTGAAAGCGGAACGGTCACGACTGTCGCGACCGTGACAAACCTGTCCACAATCGACACGCTTCAAGGTCGTATTATGGTTTACGGGGCAAACATGAGCGCGTGGTCTGATTGCGTTCGCTCACGGATTACTTGAGGAATCAAAATGGCAAATACGTTCAAGAAAGTCATCGACCGCCTGATGTGGGTGCAGGTTCCTCCTGCGCCTAACGCTCATGCTGCTGCCGCTTCTTTCTGCTCCGATCTTCGCTCTGACGTAAGTCGCAATCCATTCGTCTATCAATTGGTCAGCGCGGCGGTATTGAACCGATTCAACATCATCACTAAGGGATGGAACTTTGCTGTCAACCCCGGACTTGGAGGTACATTTGGTGCTGGTGCTACCAGTGCATTTGCACCGTCTTTCGGTTTGGTGGGTACGATTGCAGCCGGTTCTACCACCACTAGAATCACGCTATCGACTGCTCTGCCGGCGGCTGTCGGGCTGAATATGCTTTCCAATCGTGGTGGGTCTGGTGAGTACGGGTTCAAACTGAGGATTATTGACAATGCTGCTGGTGGTTCTGGAAAGACCGCCGAGAGGTACATTGTCGCCAACACCGCCGGCACGACGCCGACGATTACTGTTCACTCCTCGTTCGGATTTACACCGACAACCGGCGCTCGATATGAGATTGTCGCTGGTCGCGTGATGATGCTATCTGCTGGCGCTTTGGCTGCAACATCTTGGCGGTCTTTCGAGGTGGCAAGCAACACGCTTGCATCTCTCACAAATACAAACCTTCCTGCCACCATTGGCACGGATTCGTCGATTCTCGTTCTTGATGAACAGTACACCCCATTTGATCATTCTCCGGGTGATGGAATGGTTAAGGGTGCGTACAACTACGACACAGGCGTCGTGTCTCGCTTTGCACTGACGGCAACCGCTGCGGGTGCAAGCACGATCACTGGTCAGGCAACGCTCGGCGATGCCGTGGTTGTCGCAAACGAGTACCGCAATTTTCAGATTCGGATTGTCGAGGACACGACAAACGTCACTGCGGTCGGTCAGCGCCGGATCATTGCGTCTCACACAGCAGGCCCGTCCGCTGTTTACACGCTCGGCGCCGCTTGGACGGTCACGCCTTCGGCGACTGCGAAATTCGTAATCGAACTACCGAATCTGGCGCTGTTGCGCTCGACCGCAACCACGACGGTCTATACATACAACTACACCGACGCCACGATCAACAACGGCACAAACAACATCGCGAAAAATGCGTGGTCAACGACTTACTTTGGCGCGGCTCCTGCTGCCAATGCTCCTGCTGGTATGTGGATGCCGTCATTTGGTATCCAGCCTGACGCGGCTCGAAATGCTCGTCATTCGTTCAACTATTTTTTCCGAGGCGGTGTGGCAACGCTTGATGTGTTGGATATTGCCGGAAGCATTACCGGCGCATGGACAGGCGCAATCGTTTATGACGGCTCACAAGGCGCATTACCGACAACGGGTTCAGGCGGGTGTTATGCGCCATTTGAGAACGAAGGGCGAATGTTTTACATAAATATGTATACCGCCTCAACAGTGAATCAGATTTACAGGTTTGATGTGCGGAATCGCGTCCTCTCGCCGTTCACCCCGACCGATTTCTTGCAGTCTGGTACTGCTGCGTTGGGCAACCGCATGGCCGCGTACTGCGCCATTGACGGGAATGACACCTACGATGTGATTCTGTTGCAGTCGCACCTTTCCACTGTTTGCCAAGAACTCATCCCGCTCGTCTGAGGACAACCATGAACATCGCTTTCATTTCAAGGGTCATGCAGAACAAACTGCAGTCGCTGAACAACATCCGATCTGGTGCGGTCAATTCCGGCGACTTGGAGCGCATCGTTCAGATTGACGCAGAAATCGCCGAAACCGAAAAGACAATCAAGGAACTGCAGTACGTTTCGTCATTGCCCCTAGAGCCAACATGAGCTGGGAAGAGCTTGAGGCCATCGGCCAGCCAGACGACGTGCGCGAGGTCACGCAAAGGCGCGAGGACCGAGACCGCCTGGTGTTGCGCGTTCTCGGCAGCGAGGACGGCCAGGAGCTCATGCGTTGGCTGCGCGACACCATTCTTGAGCACCCCGTCGCCGTGCCGGGTGCGTCCAGCGACTATGCTTTCTACCGCGAGGGTCAGAACAGCGTGGTGCGGGATCTTGAAGCACGGATCAGAAGAGCGAGGAACCTGTGAGCGAAACCGCAACCGTCGAGCCCGCGAGCGAAAGCAGCGGCCTACTCGGCAACGTGACGGTCGAAGACCAGAGCGCGACACCCGAGAATCCGCAAGCCGCTGAGATTGACCACCGCGCCGACCCGGCGCAATCCGCACCGCCAGGTGCGCCAACAGCGCGCCCGGAGTGGATGCCGGAAAACTTCTGGAAAGACGGCCAGCCGGCCTACGAGGACATGGCGAAGAGCTGGCAAAACCTGCGCGCCATAATTTCGTCGGGCAAGCACAAGGCGCCGGCCGACGGCAACTACGACACCAGCGCGTTGCCGTCGCCGGACGATCCGATCGCCAAGGCCTACGTTGGCTGGGCGCAGAAGTTCGGCATCAGCCAGGGCGCCTTTGACGAGCTGCACAGCACGATCACGAAGATGGCCCTCGAGATGCAGGGCTCCGAGCCGGAGATTGACCAAGGCGCTGAACTCAAGCAGCTTGGCCCCAACGGCACTGCACTGGTCAACGGAATGGTCGACTGGGCGCGTGGCCTGGTCAACAAGGGCGTCTGGTCGAAAGACGACTTTGAAGAGTTCAAGATCATGGGCGGGACCGCCCGCGGCCTGCGTGCTTTGGTCAAGATCCGCGAGGCCTATGAAGGGCGCATTCCGATCGAGTCGGTTCCGCTCGAGGGCGCCCCGTCGAAGGAAGAGCTCTACCAGATGGTCGCCGACCCGCGCTACAACACAGACCCGGCCTATCGCCAGAAGGTTGAAAGGGCTTTCGCCGCCAACGTGCAATGAGCCCTGGACCTCTCCTGCTAGGGCACCCTTGCGCCTCGCCCTGTGCGGGGCGTCTTTTTTCAATAGACCCACTTGCATTCTGTACAGCGACCGCAGAAAATACGCACAAGGCCTACTGCATCTGCAGCCCTTACCGCAGCGGACGCTGACGATTGGCGGGCGATACCCGCAAGTACTCGGCCCTGTTCAACAGGCCTACCGGCGCGACAAAACTTTTGTCCAACTGAAACAAGGAGCACGAAATGGCAATTTCTTTGAGCAATGCCTTCGTCACCCTGTTCGACGCCGAGGTAAAGCAGGCCTATCAAGCCAAGGCCACGCTTGTGCCGGCCGTGCGTCAACGCCGTGGTGTCGAGGGTTCTACCGTCAGGTTCCCGCGAGTTGGCCGTGGTGTCGCTACCCTGCGCGTGCCGCAGAACGACGTCACCCCGCTCAACGTGGGCTTCAGCACCGTCACCTGCACCCTGCAAGATTGGAACGCCGCGGAGTACAGCGACATCTTCAGCCAGGCCAAGGTCAACTTTGACGAGCGTCAAGAGCTGGTTCAAGTTGTCGCCAACGCGATGGGCCGCCGCCAGGATCAGCTGATCCTCGACGCGCTTGCCGCCTCGGGCACCACGCTGACCGTTCCCAACAGCATCGGCGGCGCCAACACCAACATGAACTTGGCCAAGCTGCGCGAGGCGAAGCGCCTGTTGGATCGCTTTAACGTCCCGCCGGACGGTCGCAACATCATCATTCACGGCAACGGCCTGGCGAACCTGCTGTCGGAAACCGCCGTCACCAGCGCCGACTTCAACAGCGTCAAGGCACTGGTGCAGGGTGAAATCAACACCTACCTGGGTTTCACGTTCCACGTCCTGGGCGATCGTTCCGAAGGTGGCCTTGCCATCGACGGTTCTCTCGACCGCACCTGCTTCGCGTTCCACAAGGACGCGATTGGCTACGCCGAGGGCATCGGTATGCGTACCGAGATCAATTACATCCCCGAGAAGACCAGCTGGTTGGTCAACGAAGTGTTCTCGGCCGGGGCGGTCACGATCGATGCCGAAGGCATCGTGTCCATCACTTGCCGCGAAACCTGAGGAGAGCGTCATGCCTTACAGTTCAACTGGTCTTGTTGCAATTGGCGGTCAGTCGAAGGCCGGCAACGCCCCGCAGATCTGGGCGTACACCACCGACGACGCGGCCGCTACGGTCGATACCACCGGATACTTCAACAGCGTGGCATCGCTGCTGAAGGTGGGCGACCTGATCTACCGTGTCACCCTCAGCGGCGGCAATGTCTCGACCGCCGGCTGGCACGTTGTGTTGAGCAACACCGGCTCGGTTGTGGACGTTTCTGACACCACCGTCCTGACCGTGACAGACGCCGACTAATCGGTTGTCATGTAGGACCGGGCCAGCTTCTGCTCTGCGGGAGCTGGCCCTCATCACATTGGAGGTTGGGCAATGGCTGCAGGAGACACCGGCGTATCCATCTGCTCCGACGCCCTGCTGCTGCTCGGCGCAAAGGCGATCAGCTCATTCAACGACGGCAACGACGAAAGCTCGGTGGCGGACCGCCTCTACCCAGACGTGCGCGACTCGACGCTGGTGTTCTACCCGTGGAGCTTCTCGCTCAAGAAGATCGGCCTTGCCCAGCTAATCACCACGCCGGCCACCTACTGGCGCTACGAATATCAGCTGCCGGGCGACCGTCTTGCAAACCCGCGTGCCGTGTTCCCGTCGGCCAACCCTGGCGCAACGATCTCAAAAGATTGGGAAATCCAGGGCGACAAGCTGCTGACCAACCTGCCGGCTGTCTTCATCGACTACCAGTACCAGACGCCAGAGTTCGCGATGCCGCAGTATTTCGTGCAGCTGCTCAAGTACATGATGGCCTGGCACCTGGCCGAGCCGATCACCGAGCAGCGGGAGAAATCGGTCTACTGGCAGGGCATCGCCGTCGGCGCCCCGGCCGAGAATGGCCGCGGCGGGTACCTCCGCCAGGCGATGCAGATTGACGGCCAAAACAACGCGACAAAGGTCATCGAGGACTTCTCTCTGATCGCGGTGAGGAACTGATGCCGCGCTTCGTCGACATCCAGACGAACTTCTCGACGGGCGAGCTCGACCCGTTGCTGCGCTCGCGCATCGACTTGCAGCAGTACAACAACGCGCTTGCCAAGGCCACCAACGTGCTGATCCAGCCTCAAGGCGGAATTCGCCGCCGGCCTGGGCTCAAGCACATCCTAGAGCTGCCTAACAGCGGCACCGATTCAGCCGGCAACGGCGTGCGCCTGGTCAACTTCGAGTTCAGCGTCGACGACTCCTACCTGCTGGTCTTCACCCACAACCGCATGTATGTCGTGAAGAATGGTGCGGTCATCACCAACATCAATGCGTCTGGCAACCCCTACCTCACCACCACCATCGGCAGTTCCCGGCTGACCCAGCTTTGTTGGACGCAGTCGGCGGACACGATGATCCTGGTGCATCCAGACATTCAGCCGGTGAAGTTGGTGCGTGGTGCCAACGATGCCACCTGGACAATCAGCAACATCACGTTCGACAGCATCCCGCTGCACGCCTTCACGGTTACGGTGTCCAACCCGAGCGCCACACTGACCCCGGACAAAGTAGCTGGCAACGTCACCCTGACCGCTGGGTCCAGCGTGTTCACCGCCCTGCATGTGAACCAGTACATCAACGGCATCCCGCAGGGGCGAGCCAGGATCGTCGAGTACGTCAGCGGCACGGTCGTCAAGGCGGTGACCGAGTTCCCGTTCTTCAGCACGGCGGCGATTGCCAGCGGCAGCTGGGAGCTCGAAACTGGCCACGAGGAGGTCTGGAGCTCCGCCCGCGGCTGGCCGCGCACGGTCAATTTCCATGAGGGGCGCCTGTATTTTGGCGGCTCGAAGGCGCGCCCGTCGACCATTTGGGGCAGCAAGATCGGGTTGTTCTTCGACTTCAAACCGACCGAGGTACTGGACGACGACGCGGTCGAGGCGACTCTGGACACCAACTCGCTCAACGTGATTGTCGACATGATCTCGGGCCGCGACCTTCAGATCTTCACAACCGGCGGCGAGTTCTTTGTGCCGCAGACAGGCACCGAGCCCATCACCCCGCTCACCCTAACCTTCAAGGCAGTGTCTCGAAATGGGACGAAGCCAGGTACGCGGGTGGAGCAGCTCGAGACTGGCACGGTGTACATACAGCGCCAGGGCAAGGCGCTCAACGAGTTCCTGTTCTCGGACTCTCAGCTGACCTACGTCACGCAGAGAATCTCGCTGCTCTCTGGCCATCTGCTCAAGACGCCGAGCCGCATGGCGCTGCGCCGTGCAACGTCGACCGACGAGGGTGACCTGCTGGTGATCGTCAATTCTGACGACGGATCTCTGGCTGCGTTTTCGGTGCTGCGGTCGCAGCAAGTGATCGCGCCGTCAGAGTTCATCACGGACGGTCTGTTCAAGGATGTGCAGACCGATGTGACGCAAATTTACGTCGTGACAGAGCGGACATTCAACAGCGCCGTGCGCTATTTCGTCGAGCTTTTCCAAGAGGAGCGCGTCACAGATTGCGCCTTTACGGGGGGGTCTGCCGGAGGTGTCGGCTCGGGTCTGCCGCACGTCGGCAAGTCTTTGAACGTCATCTGCGATGGCGTGCCCCAAAACAACGAGACGGTGAGTGCGGGCGGCGCAGTGACGTTCGACCGCGAGAGCGTGACCAGCTACGAGGTCGGCCTGCCGTTCACCGTTTACGCCAAGACGATGCCGGTCGAGATTCAGCTGCAGACCGGCAACCGCGTCGGATTCAAAAAGCGCGTCGTCGAGATCAACGCCATTGTTGACGACACGCAGCACCTCAGCATCAACAACCAGGACGTGCCGTTCCGGTTGTTTGACAACCCGCTGCTAGACGACCCGGTGCCGGCCTTCACTGGCGTGAAGCGCATCAACGGCGTGCTTGGATACGCACGCGAGCAGGCCATTGAAGTGTCGCAGTCGTTGCCACTGAAGATGACGCTGCTCGGCCTGGAGTACAAAATCGCCGTGCATGGGGGCACCTAGACATGGCCTTTCTTGATTCCGTCGGGGATGTGTTCACTGGCCTGTCGGCTGGTGCAAAGGCCGCCTCCGGTGTTTCCGGCCTGCTCACCAGCTACGGTGCATCGGAATCATCCAAGGCGCAGGGCATTTACCAGGCGGCCCTTTACGAGATGCAGGCGTTTGACACGCTGCGCCTGGCTGGAATTCGAGCCGATCAGGACCAGCGGTATGCCGCGGTGCAGGCCGGCCGCAAGCTGTTGCAGTCCGAGTTCGAGGCGCTCAACTACAAGATTGCCGGCAACCAGCTGCTGCGCAACATGCGTCGCACCAACGCCGCGGTAAGGGCGCGTGCTGCCGCGAGCGGCGTGAGCGCGTTCTCCGGCTCGGCCGCTTCGGTGCAGGATGAGAACACCCGCAACACCTATTTCGACGTCGGCATGGCTGACCTAAACATGCTGACCGCCCGCGTGCTTGGTTTCGAGGACGCGCTCGCTATGTATGGTGCTGGTAAGGGGCAGGCCGACATGACGCTTGAGGCTGCCGAAACTCAAGCCCGCCAGTTCCGCACCGCGGGCAGGTTCGCCGAGCGGAGCGGTGGTCTGCTCGGCAACGTCCAGCTGGGCCAGGGCATTCAGAATTTCCTGGCGACCGCGCCAGACATCACCAAGATGTTCAAGGGGGGCTGATGGCAAGTCCGCTCATCGATTCTGGCCGGGTAAAGTTCGACGGCGTTACGGCTGCATCGCTTCCGGCGGGCACGCCTCCGCAAGTTGACTACGCGGCCCTGCGCCAGGGCGCTGCGTCTTCTGGCCAGATCTCGCAGGTGCTCGACCGCCTGAGCACGCAGTTGTTTGGGCAGGCCGCCGAATATGCCAAGGAGGCCGGCGCGCAGTTCGTTGCGGACAACCCGGTCACGCCGGAGCAGCTGGCGGCAGCCAAGCAGGGCGACGTCACGCCACTGATCAACCGACGCGGCGGCACCATCTTCCAGCAGGCCGTCAAGAAGGCGCGCTCGCTGGAAGTGTCGCAGCACTTCGAGGCGGAGGGGCGCAACCAACTCATCAAGCTGATGGTTGCCGGAGAGGCCGGGGAGCTCACCAGCGAAGCTGTCAGCACCAAGATTGCGGAGATGACCGAAGGGTTCTCTGCGGCGCTGTCCAAGATCGATCCCGAGGCCAATCTCAAGTTCCGCGCCGTCATGGCAACGCACGGCAACACCGTGCTGAAAACGGTGCTCGAGAGCGAGGTCAAGCGCGACAAGGAGAAGCGCCTGATTGTTGCCGACAGGGACATCGAAAACCAGATGACGCTGGCGAAGAAAACCATCGCGCTGGGGTTCTATGTAGACCCCGAGACAAAGCAAGCGCGCAGCATTGAAGAGCTTGTCGATGTAATTCGAGAGAACATCCTTACCGTTGCCTCTGGACTTAATGACCGTCAAATGTACGGGCACTATTCGGAGAAGTTAAACAAGGAGCTGAAACAAGCCAGAATTGATGCCGTCGCCGCCGAGGTGAAGACCGAGCGGTACGTCGCGGATTCAGTGGCGGGCCGCAAGCTCATCGTAGCCGGCGACGTCGGCAAGATGACTGCGGTGTTTGCAGGAATGGATAATGCCGACAAGGCCGCGGTGCTGGCCGAATACATGACTTTCATCAGCCAGCGCGAGACGCTGGAAAGGGCGCAGCGCGACGAGTTGAGGCTCGAGAGAGAGCGGAGAGCCATCGACATTCTGGAGCGCGTGTTCGCATTGCCGGAAGACAGCAAAGAGCGCAAGAAGCTCATCTCTGAGCTGGTGGCAATCCCCGACAACGGCGTGCCGCTCGGCACCCTCGAGAAGCTGCTTGCCCCCAACCAGGGCGAGGGTAATCCGCTGCTGCTGGGCAACCTGTACTGGGCAATCGACTCTGGCCGCATCACCGGGCCGGAGCAGCTGGCGCCCTACGTTGGCCGCGGCATCAGGGGCAGCGACTACGTTCAGCTCATCAAGCACATCGGCACCACCGAGCGTCGCGGCCAAAACGAGCTCGACCGCGGACTCAACCGCCTCGCCGGCATCCCAGACATCCCTGGCGTGGTCGTCACCATCGACCCCAAGGGCACCGAGTTCAAGCGGCGCCAAAACCTTGCAACGCAGGCCGCCCAGATCATGGCCCAGGCCGCGGCCAAGGGGGAGGTCATCACGCCGCAGCAGGTCATCGAACAACTGGAGCGCGGCATCGAGCAGAAGCGGAACAGCGAAAGCGCCAAGCAGGCGCGCAAGCAGCTCGAGGTGTTCGAGAAGATGGATTGGATCAACGGCAAAATCACCCTTGATTCTATTCCCGCGCTTGAGCGCAAAGCCAAAACTGATCGGATGAAGCTGCAGCAGATCAACCGCATCAAGCAACTGCTCAAAGAAGCGGAGGGGGAAACCTGATGGCCTACAGTCCGATCGAGGAACGCTACCTCACCGCGCTGACCGCGTTCGAGTTTCCCGACGCGCCGGTTGAACCGGAGGCGCCAGCCGAGCCGCCGACAATGCTAGCCGCTGGGCCGGCCGCAACGGCGACCGATGCGCCCGCCTCAATCGGCCCCATCCCGCGCAACACGGCGCAGGAGGCGTTGGGCATCGTAGGTGAACTGCTCACCAAGGCTGGCGTGCAGCTAGACAAGGTCGGCGTCGATGTTCCCGTGCTGGGCCGCATCACGATGAAAGATCTCACCGTGGGCGACATGGGCAAGGTGCTTGAGGACATGAGCTACGGGTTCATGCCGGTGCGCGGCGCCGGCGGCATCGGTGGCACCACCGGCCTCAAGCCTGAGGCGGCCGAGCTGCTCAACGCAGTGCCCGCGGTGGGGCTCGCCACAAAGGCGGCGGTCAGGGGCGCAAAAGCAGCGGCTCCG